TGGGCGCGCTTGGTGAACACGAGATCGCACTGAGCCGGTTCGGTGGCGTCGGCTACTCGAGCGATGTGCGCTTGATGTCGCCCGAAGAGATCGAGGCCAGTGGGCGCGGCGCGGAGGTGCTGCCGAGTGATACGCCGCCTGAGCCCGTCGAGTAGTGGCAACCCGCCGACCGCGAAAGGGGCGCCGGACCGTCGTCGAGCGCCTGCCGCTCCCCGATGCTGCGACCGCCGACTACGTGCGCGACCTCCGCGCCTACGTGCTGGAGATGCACCGGGCCGCCCTGCCGACCATCCTGAGTCGGTACGAGAACGAAAGCGCCGCGCGAGTGCGCACTGATGCCGATCCGGTGGCCGAAGTGCTGCGAGGCGTGGATCTCATCTATCAAGAGCGCCGAACCGACGCCGAGATTCAGGCGTTAATCGACCGACACGGCGCGCGCATCAAGGACCGCAACGCCGCAACGCATCGCTACCGCTTCCGAGTCGCGACCGTCTCACCCATCGACGCTGACCCGTGGCTTGGCCCCGTCATGGAGTCATGGGGACGCCGCAACGCCGACCTCATAACCAAGCTGCCGGACCGGCTACGGCGCGACATCGAGCGCGGCGTTCAGGACTCGTGGCGCAACGGCGACACCACGCGTCAGCTGGCCGACAAGCTACAGGAGCGTGTGGGCGTCACGCAGAACCGCGCCCGCCTCATTGCGCGAGACCAGTCGAACAAGCTGAACGGCCAGCTGAACGGGGTGCGCCAAGTCGCGGCGGGCGTCAAAGAGTACCGGTGGTCCACGTCGCAAGACGAGCGCGTTCGAGCGGCCCACGCCGACCGCCACGGCGTGACGTTCAAGTGGTCGTCACCTCCCTACGACGGCCACCCCGGCGAGGCCATCCAATGCCGTTGCTCGCCTGATCCGGTGATGGACGACTTGATGGACTTCGAAGACCTCATTCCCGAAGATGGCAACCTGACGCCTGCCGGGTTTACGCAGCAGGCGGTGAGGACGCGTGCGCAGCTGGAAGAGGCGACCATCGGCCTAGCAGGGCCGGAGCCGGAGCCGTCGTTGATGCAGCGGCTGCTTTCGGCTTTGCCCTCGCTGGCGGAGTTGGTCGCGGCGTATCTGATCCATGCGGTGACGGCGGGGCCGGGCGTGGAGCGGGAGACGCCCTAGCACCCGTTTCGCCCCCTTGGCGCCGCGTCCTACCGTCGCGTCATGGGCATCCGCTACGACAGCATTGCGCTCGAAGAACTCCGTCCGGCCTACAAGACCGACGAGGGCTACCTGCACCTAGATGCGGTTGTCACGCGAACCGGCGTGTTCCCGTACAAGGGGCCATCTGGCACCACATACGAGGCGCGACCTCACAAGGAGGTGTTTGACGCGGAGTCGCTGGAGTCGCTGGTCGGTAAGCCCGTCGTGCTGCTCCACCCGCGCGAGGATAGCGGCGAGCCCGTCATGGTCACGCCCGACAACATCGCGGACTACCAGGTTGGCGTCGTCGGCATGGAGGTCACGGAGCTTGCAGGTGGTCGCGCCAAGGCGTCGCTGATTGTCCACCGTCGCGACGCTATCGAGGCGATCGAGAAGGGTGGCATCCGCGAGTTGAGCCCCGGCTACAAGACCATCCACCGCACCGACGGCGGCACGTTTGGCGAGCCCGGCGACTTCGAAGGCGCTCGCTTCGACGCTGTGCAGACGCAGATTCGGTACAATCACGTCGCGCTGGTGCCCAAGGGTCGCCAAGGCGCGGCGGTGTCGCTTCGCCTCGACGACGGCGATGCAATTCAGATTTTAAACAAGCCCGGCAAGGGTACACCAAACAAGGGGAGCCGCATGGCCGCCAAGGTACGCATCGACAACATCGAGGTGGAGGTCGTTGACGCCTCCGCCGCCACCCTCATCACGTCCGTGGTCGTGCGCCGCGACGCTGCGATCTCTGAAGCAGCCGACGCCACCGCGAAAGCGGAGAAGGCCCAGGCTCGCGCCGACGAGCTTGAAGGCGAACTCACCACGCTCAAGGCTGCGCAGAAGTCTGACGAAGACGTTGCGGCGGAATTTGTTGCGTGGGCAAACGAGCGCGCCGAGATCACCAAGGGCGCTGATGCCTTGGGCGTGAAGGTGGACGACGCCGACACTCTCGACAACGGTGCGCTTCGACGTGCTGTCGTCGCTGGTGTGGAGGGCGTCGAACTGAAGGAAGACGCTTCCGATGACTTCGTTCGGGGCACCTTCAACGCCCTTGTGGCTCGCCCGCCTGCCCGTTCGAGCAAGCTCGATGCGGCGTACACGCCACCGAGCGGCGTCGGCGACAAGCCGAAGTCGCGCATGGACGCGGCGTGCGAAAGCTACGCCGACCGCATGCTCAACCGAAACAAGACCGCGGCCAACGCGTAACTCTCGCCACCCACTGAGGACACTCATGGCACAGACACGATACGACAAGGACCTTCGCGTTGGTCGAGCAGGCGATCCCGCCGACTCCGGCCCGAAGGACATCATCTCGCTCATCAACGACGACCCGCGCGCCGCTCAGGTCTCGACCATCACCGTTGATTCAGCGTCGAACTCGACCCTGTACAGCGTCACGCTGAACGAGGTTGTGGTGAGCTTCACGTCGGACGCTTCGGCGACCGTCGCGGAGATCGCAACCGGTCTGGCCGCTGCGATCAACGCCGAGCCGCTGGTCGCTGCTTCGGTGTCCGCTGATGCCGCCTCGGCGGTTGTCACTGTGACGTCGAGCTACGCGGGGCGCGCCTTCACGCTCACGTCGAGCGAAGCAGACCTGACGCTTGCGACGGGCACGGCGAACGACTTGGCCGACCCGGTGCCGTTCGGCGCGGCGGTTGTCTTTGACTCGGCAGACGCGAAGTATGGGCGCCTGCTCAAGACGGCGAACATGTCGGCGCGAGTTCGCACCATCACGTTCAGCGGAGCGGCGGAAAACAGCAAGACGTTTACCGTCAACATCGACGTTGGCGGAAAGGTCTATGCAATCTCCGTACTCACTCCCGCATCGGCTACGCTGGCGACCGTTGCCTCCACCGTTGCTGCCGCGATCAATGGCGTCATGCCGGCATCGACCGTTGTGGCGACCTCATCGTCTGGAGTTGTTACGCTGACGGCGGAAGTTGCTGGCCTTGGGTTCAATGTTACAGCGGTCGACTACAAGCCGGACACCATGGCGATTGCTGTCAGTGCTGACTCGTTCGTCGCCTTCGACTCCATCGACGACGCCTTCGCCGGCATCGCGCATTCCGGCTACCGCCACGAGTCTGCGGGCTCCACGGGCGAGTTCCCGGGCGGCTCGGTTATGTCGGTCATGCGCAGCGGTCGCGGGCTCGTCGACACGGCGGAGCAGGTGCTCCCCGGCCATCCCGTCTACGTCAGCATGACGGACGGTAAGACGTTCCGCCAGTCGGCGGCGTCTGGCTACATCCAGCTCCCCCGAGCGTCGTGGAAGGGAAGCCGAAGCGCTTCCGTCGGCGTGCTCTCGCTCAACGCGTAACCCACCACTCACTGAGGACACTCATGGACCCGAAACTACGAGATCGAATCAAGGTGCGTTGCGACGATGACGTCGTGGCGCGCATCGACTCCGCCACAGCAGGCGCTGGCATTTTCTTCCGCCAGCAGCTTGAGCACATCCACCCCGAGGTGCTGGAAGAGCACACGCCGGCGCTCTCGGCGTTTGACGTGCTGCCCATCGACCGCAGCGTTCCGCCGCACAAGCGAACGTTCACGCGTCGCATGCTCAACGAGACTGGCGTTGCAGAGTGGATCTCCGACTACTCGTCTGACCTGCCGATGGTGGGCGTGGGCGCTGACGAAGAGAGCTTCAACGTGCGCGACTGCGGCAACGCTTACGGGTGGAGCGTCGCGGAGATCGAGGCCGCATCCGCTGAGGGTGTGCCGCTTTCTTCGTCGCTTGCGATGACCGCTCGCCGCGCAGTCGAGCAGAAGCAGAACAACACCGCATTCAGGGGGGCGCCGGAAGTGGGCCTGTATGGGCTCGCTGACTACCCGACGTTCCCGCGCATGCTCACGGCGACGACGATCAGCTCGGCGGACACCCCGTCTGACATCCTCGCGCTTCTGCACAGCATCGCTAACGCCACCATCATCCGTACCAATGGCGCGGGCGGTCGTGGCCAAACGATGCTGATGCCGCTGACGCCGTACACGCACATTGCGAGCACGCGCCTGGCTGCTGACGAGGCGACCACGATTCTTGAGGCGTTCATCGCTGAGAACCCGTTCATTGAGAGCGTTGTGGCCGTCCACGAGCTCTCGGGCATCTCTGCTGGTAAGGACATGATCGTCTGCGCTGAGATGAACCGCCGCATCATCGGGCTCGTCCTGCCAATGATGTTCACCCAGTACCCCGCGCAGTTCAACAACCTCACGGTGAAGGTGCCGTGCCGAGCGTCATGTGGCGGCATCGCCTCGGACTACCCGCTTGAGGTCACGACCTGCGTCCTTCCGTAATTTTCCGGGCCTAACCCACCCGGCTAGCTCCGCCGTCTTTCCCCTCCGTTGGGCGGCGGCGCTCCACTTTGCCAGAGAGCATCCATGTCCAAGGTCGAAAAGAAGTCCGCCGCGCCGGCGAGCGATGTTGTCGAAACACCCGCGGTTGTAGCGGTGCAGAACAAGTCGCGACGCCTGCTTGAGGCGTTGATCAAGGCCAGCGTGGAGTCGGACCAGATGAAGGTTCTTACGCTCGTTCCTGGGCGCGTCCACACCATCGGTGAGGACTTCTCAGCGGAAGAGTGGGCGCAGGCCCGCCCGATGCTTGTGCCGCACATCAATCAGAGCTTGGTCATCGAGCACATGACGGTGCCGAGCGGCAAGCCTGAGAAGCCGGCGGTCGTCGCGTAGCAATGTCCACCAGCCTCGAAATGCTCTCCCTGCTCGCGCCTGAGTTGGATGCCGTCGCAGAGGCTACGCGTGCCGCTATGCTCACGCACGTTGCGGGCACGCAGGACTCGACGGCTTGGGGGGCTGACTTTACCGAGGCGGTGGTCTTGCTCACCGCCCACCGCTTGACGCTCAACAACCGGGCGGCAAGCGGGATGAGCGGGACCGGACCAGTGCAGTCACAGAAGGCTGGGAAGCAGGAAGTGCGCTACGGCGTCACGGCGTCGACTTCCACGCGTGACGCTCCGTACCTGACGACCCGGCACGGTTTGGCGTTGCTTGAACTTCGCGGGCGTGTAGGCGTTGGGAGCTTTGCCGCGGTCGTGACATGAGCCGGCGCTCCCGCGTCGTCGTTTGTCAGGACAATCGCGACGTCATCAAGCGCCGGCTTGCTCTGTTGGGTAAGTCCAAGCTGACCGTCGGCATTCACGCGAAGGACGCTCCAACAGGTGGGCCGATCAACGCGGCGACGATTGCGAGCATTCACGAGTATGGCGCAGCGCACATTCCGGCACGTCCGTTCATCGGGCCGACGGTGCGCGACATGAAAGACGTCTACCTCGACATCATGGGGAATGCCGCCAATGCGGTGGTCCGAGGCGCGCCAGTCAACCCCGTGCTAAGCCGTCTCGGCGTCAAGGTGGTTGCCGACATTCGGGGCACTATCGACGCCGGAATTGATCCTGAGCTCGCTGACAGCACGAAGGAGAAGCGCGACGCCAAACTTGGTGGGCGTGGCCCGGCCAACAGCGTGTTCAGCGGATACACGCCGCTCCGCGACACGTCGCAGCACATCTACAATCGCCTCAACCACGAGGTGAAGTCCTGATGCTCTACACCGGGACATACACGCGTCGGCGATACAGCGCGCGGAGCATCGACGCCGCGACAGGATACCCAACCACAGCGTCGACGACGGACACTGAGTTCCAGGCGAACGTTCAGCCGCTCACCGGCGAAGCGTTGATGCGGCTCGAAGAGGGCCAGCGCGCCCGAAAGCCGGTTCTCGTCATGACGACGGCGGAGCTCCGCACGATGGACGCGTCAACGAACACGCAGCCGGACGTGGTGGTGATTGGCGGTGTTGAGCATGAGGTCATCTCGGTGGAGCAATTCACCGTGTTCCTCCCGCACTTCGAGGCGGTCGCCATTCGCCGATCGGTGCCCGCATGACGCGCGAAGAGCTCATTCAGGCGTGTCGCCAGTGGGTTATCGCCTGCACTGGGCTCGACGGGAGCGTGGTTTACGTGGCGCACCAGACGACGGCGCCGCCCGCCCGCCCCTGCATCAGCGTGCAACTCATCACGCCCGGCGCCCGGAAGGGCCACGACGGCGGACAGGTGACGATCACAGCCGGAGGTGCGTCGGGCACGATGACGCGCACCATTCTCGGCCAGCGCGTCGCAACCGTCCGTTTCAGCGCCTACGGGGCTGGCGGCTATGACTTGTTGGAGAAGATGCGAGCCGCAGAGGCCCGCTACGACCTCCAAGAGACAGCGGAAACGCTGCTCATCTCACCCCGCTTAGACGACCCGCAAGAAGTGCCATCACCACGCGAAGACGGAACGTTCGAGCCTCGATTCATCGCCAGTGCGGCGGTTGGATACGTGGCTACGTCCGTTGAGGACGTGACGCCGGTGGACACGGCGACAGGGAGCGGAGAGGCGGGCGACGACTTTGTATTCAACACCACACACGACCTGACGTGAGACGCTTATGAGCATCGAGAATTTGATCTTCTCGGGGACTATCAACCTCGGAGCGGTGCCGGTAACGCGCGCGGGCTTCGGAACGGTTTTGATTGTCTCCGAGAGCACCGGCGCGGGCTTCACGGAGCGCGTCCGGTACTACACATCGAGTGCAGCTCTTCTTGCTGACACCGACGCGGCGATCACGGCGTCGATGGATGAGTACAAGATGGCCGTCGTGCTGGAGTCCTGCGGGCTTCAGAAGTTTGCGATTGGCTCAATGAAGTCGCCGGACGCGAACAGCTACGCCACCGCAATGGCCGCAATCGCCGCGGAGGATAGCGACTGGTACGGACTTCTGACCACATCCGTCGCTGTTGATGCAGACCAAGAAGCAGTGGCAACATGGGCGCTCGCCAACAAGAAGCTGTATGCGATTGGGAGCAAGGACGTTGCGGGTATCGGTAGCTCCGGTTCCTCGGATGTTGCGTCAGTCGTGAAGGCGGCGAGCAACAGCTACGCATCGGTGTGGTTGCACTCCGTGACTGCCGATTCGATCACGGTTGGCGCTGGCGCGCTCGGGAAGCTGCTCAGCTTCAACCCGGATGTTACCGCCCCGTCCGTTGCGCACATGACATTCAACGGCGTCTCCGTCGACTCCGGCCTGACCGACACACAAATCACGAAAGCGCTCAATAAGCGGGCGAACATCTACTCTTCTTCGAAGAGCCTGGGCACCGCATGGCCCGGCCTGATGGCCGACGGCTACTACATGGATCAGCGCCTCATGGGCGACTGGTACGAAGCGCGGCTCACGGAGGACTTGCAGCAGCTGGCCAGCGAGCAGGCTAACGCCGGCACGCGCATTCCTTACGGTGACGCTGGGTTCGCCATGATCGAGGGCATCGGGCGTCAGCGCGACGACGCGGGAATCGGCGCGGGCTGGTTCCTCGAGTTCGACGACGACGGCGAGCGAGCGTTCCGCGCAGTCGTCCCAGCCGCGGGCTCTGACAAGACCGCACGCACGCTGGCGTTCACATTCCGCCACCGCCAAGCCGGAGCGGCGCAAGAGTTCATCTACACCGCCAACCTGGAGAACGTCTAATGAGCACGAAGGCATACAACGGCGCGCAGGTCTTCGCGACCTTCGGTAACCGCCTGATTGAAGGGCTCGGCGATGGCGACGACGCGATTCAGGTCGAATTTGTCGACGACACCACGACCGTGCGAACTGGCGTTGGCGGGTCGGCTGTCGTGTCGATTAATCAGTCGATTTCGGCAACGGTCCGCGTTCGGCTGCTTCGCACATCGAAGAGCAACGATTACATGCAGCGCGCACTGAACCTTTGGCGCGACACTGGCACCTTCTTCCCGTTCACGCTGAAGGATGCCCGCGGCAAGGAGGTGCACGCATGCGCGAAGGCGGCTGTGCAGAAGCAGCCGAGCAGCGGGCACGGCAAAGCGGCGAGCGATATCGAGTGGATGATCGTGTGCCCTGAGATGCGCAGCAACCAGGGCGGCTACTAGTGGCTGAGTTCAGCTTCACCATCAAGACGAAGAGCGGCGATGTCGCATACTTCGGCCACACGCTCGACTACGCGACCGGGCTGCAGCTCGGCGGCGAGTTGCTCGATCTCGTGGGCGCGATGTTCACGCCGGGTCGCGGGATCGGTGGGCTCATCTCTGGCCTCGCAAAAGGTATTGTCTCCAAGGGTGGCCCGGAGTTCATCAACCGCATCATGCACGGTGTTGCGCGCGACGGTGTGAAACTCGACGCGTCGGATATGTCGACGTTTACCCCCTACGAGAACAACTACGGCGAGTTGCTGGCCGCGCTCACCCACGTGCTGGAGGCGCGGTTCGGCTCTTTTTTCGACGAGCTGATTCAAGAGCGCGTCAGGGCGATGGCGGAGAAGTTCGTCAAGACGAGCGTCAGCGGCGGGCTGGCGCAGCTTTGGGAAGTGCCGAGTGCGCCCTTGTCGACGAGTGGGTCATCGCCGAGCGATTCCACCTAAACGTCGCGGAGATGCGGCGCACGTGGGACTTTGAGACGTTCTTGGAGGCCCTGAGCTACGTAGAGGCGAGAAACGCAGCGGAACGAATCTTGAGCGAGAGAGATTGACCCATGGCCACCATCGTTGAAGAGCTTGTCGCGGTGTTCGGCTTTGATGTCGATAACCGCGCGCTTGCGCGAGCCAATCAAGGGGTTAGGCGGACTGAGCAGCGCATGGAGCGCGCCGCTGCGGCTTCACAGCGCGTTGGCCGCGGCATTCAGGGGATGTTGGTCGCGTGGGTTGGCTTAGATCAGGCGGCTCGCCAGTTTGGGGGGTTGGTTGAGGCGAATGCGCAGATGGACGACCTTACTGCGGCCATGACTCTGGCGACGGGAAGCGCTGAGTCCGCCGAGTCCGCAATGCAGTGGATAGCGGATTTTTCGTCGCGGTCTCCGGACCAAATACAAGAGGTCACAGAGGCGTTCCAGATGCTCCAGCAGCAAGGGCTGGACCCAATGGATGGGCGGCTCGTGGCGCTTGGCAACACCGCTGCGGCGTTGCAGACGCCAATTAGCGAACTGATGAACGCGACTGCTGGCGCCGCAATCGGCAACCTTGAGCGGCTGGAGCGCATGCTTGTGCGGTACGGCTACTCGCTCACGTCGACCGATGGTGTCGTGCGCGGAATGGCGAGCGGCGAGGAGTTTGTCATTGGTGAGGGGTTTGCCGCGATAGAGCAGTTCTTAGTCGGGCTTGGTGAGGGCCGCTTTGCCAGCCAGATGGAGCGGCGAGCAGAGACGATTAACGGCGCGATGTCGATGCTCCGAGACGCGATTTTCCAGTTCCGAACAGGCATTGGAGATGCCGAGTTCAACAACGCGTTGGTTGCGCTGATTGGCTCTCTTGAGCGCCTGTTTAGAAGTAGCAGCGGTGGTGCCACCGTAATTGGCAGAGTTCTCGCTGGCGCACTCAACACTGCCGCACGATCGCTGGCCTTTGTTGACACTCATTTGTCTCTGGTAATGGCCGGCTTAGCTTGGCTGGGCGGAACAGTTGCAATTTCAGGGCTTATCGCGCTTGGCAGCGCGCTGGCTTCCGCGGGTGCAGCAGGGATGGCCGCCGCTGCGCAAATCTTCGCCATCCCGCTAGCGCTAGCAGGAATCGCCGTGCTGGTCGCCCTTGTGGCCGAGGACTTCTACCGGTTCGCCAATGGCCAAGAGTCCGTGATCGGGCGCCTCGCAAAGCGGTACCCGCAGATAGTCGACCCGCTGAAAGATATGATCGCCTTCTTTCGTGATCTCGCAGAGCATGGGCCCGCGGCGCTGAGGTTGATTCGAGAGGACTTTGACGCCATCACTGGCGCTGTTGACAGGCTGCTAGACAGGCTCGGCTTGCTGGGCCGCATTCTTCGACTCAACCCGGTATTCCACGCCGCCGCGGGTGGCGACCTGGCGAGCTACATGGAGAACGCGCGCGGTGTGACGCCTGACGTTGACCTGCCGGGAATGCCGGAGATGAGCAACGGCAGTAACGGCGAGCGTGGATTCTTCGGACGCCTTGCCGCCTTCGCGAACGGCTCACGAACCGTCACAATGGGCGGCGCTCAGTTCGAACATCGGCCAGATGCACCGAGCGTCCAGGCGCCGATTAATCTCACCGTGGAGGTGCAAGGGGTTGTTGGGGAGGCGCCGGAGGGGCTTGGTGACCGCATTGGGGGGCGTGTTGTGCAGAGCCTTCAGTCCAATATGGACATGATGTTTCGGCTGCTGCCGGGTGCGACATGAGGCCACGCAGCAAATCAGGCGCCGTAATCATTGGCGAGTCGGCCACGGTCGCCTTCGACTGCACCGTGCGTGAGTCGCACGATCAGCGCTGGGACGTGACCCGCCATGAGGTGGAGAGTAGCGCTGCCGTCGCCGAGAACGTGCGGAAAAAGCCGCGTGAACTTGAACTCATTATCATCACGACGGACACGCCGCTCCGCGAGCTCAACGACACTAGCAAGAACCGAGACCGGTACGTTCTGCGGACGCTTGAGGCCATTGCGAACAACGTCGAGATCGTGAACATCAAGTGTCACCTTGGCTTGCTTCAGGGTTACATCATTGAGAGCATAACGACGCCGGTCACGGCGCAGGATGGTGAATCGCTGTCGCCACAAATCAAGCTGGTCGAGTACCGTCAGATTTCGACCACGAGCATTGCGACGCCTGACGCCTACCTCGATGCATTGGTGAGTGATACAGCGTCACAACCAGACGCTGCCCCATCGGGCGCCGTTAGTGGGGGTGTGGGCGCTGAATCCGCAGACGCCGAGGCGTCCGGCTCGCTGCTCTCCCGTATCGACGACTCACTCGATGGCGGACTGACCAACACTTTATCGGGCGTGGGTGAGACGCTCGGGGGGCTGTTCCAGTGATCGCCTACCGAACTCCCGGCACCGCCGCGCGTCGCTCCATTCGCGTCACGGCCTACGGCGCAACCGTCCGCCTGCAGTTCAGCTGGCACGATCGCCCCAAGGCGTGGTTCGTCGTCGAGACCGATACCGACAACACCCCGCTTGGGCCGGAGCGGCTTTGCGCCAACGCCGCAGTCGTGAAAACCATCCGGGACAGCACCGGCTCAATGGCCGGCCAACTCGTGATGATCGACTTCAGCCAGGGCGACGGCGACTTTGAGGTGTCTAGCCTGGGTGCGCGCCTCCAGCTCTACGGCTTCAGCCGTGCCGAGATTGAGGCCGCGGCACCAGCGTCCTTGCTCCCGACCGTAGTATCGGTGACATCATGACCACCGCCCGCCAGCGTTCGTGGCGTGTGGCCGTTGGCCCCGCAGAAGACCGCGGCGTGACCAAGCTCGCGGCGTGGGAGGGATTGCGCACAACGTTTAAGTACAGCGCCGATGCCGACACTCGCCCGAACAACCTTGAAATCAGCCTCTACAACCTGAACGACCGAAGCCGAGCGTATCTCGACAGCGACGCGGACGCCCCGCTGTTGGTGCTGCTGTATGCAGGCTTCGGCGACGAGCCCCCATTGCGGGCCGTGGCAGACATTGTGGACGTTGAGCACAAGCGCGATGGTGTAGACCGTGTGACGACGATTCGAGCCGGCGAAGGCGAACGCGCCTACACGGACGCGCATGTCTCCCTGAGCTTTCGCCCCGGAGCGAAGCTCTCAGACATCGTTGGGGCCATCGGCGCATCGTACGACGGCGTGGGGATAGACTTCGACCGCTCGCAGCTTCTCGCGCTGCCTGAGGTGGTGCGGGAGCGCGGATTGAGCTTCAACGGTCGGGCATCGGCGGCGCTGAGCATGTTGGCGCCGGAGCTTGCTATCTCGCCAACTGTGCAGGCGGGCTCACTGGTGTTCTTGCCGCGGGAGCCGGAGACGGGGCCGCAATCCCTCGTGTTGACGGCGGAAACCGGCTTGCTCGGCTATCCGACGCGCGAGAAGAAGAAGCGGCGCGGCGCGTCTGGGCGGTGGGTTATCTCCGCTCTGCTCGACTATCCGATTCAGCCCGGCGCCGTGGTTGTCGTAGGCTCTGAGGAGTTGAACGGCGGCGTGGTGGTCGATGAAATGACGATCACGGGCGACTCGCACGGCGACGAATGGGCCGCCGAATTGACCGTCACTCCGATCGAAGTGGAGTCGAAGTGAATCCCCGCGAGACCCTGACACGAGCCGTAGAGCTATCAAGCGCCGCAGCGCTCGATGCTGCGCGCGTGCATGTGTTCGCGGAGGTCTTGGAGTACAACGACTCCAAGCGCGAGGTGTCGGTCCGCCCTGTGCAGCAGGAGCGCGGGGCTGATGGCGTGGTGCGGCGCCTTCCTGACGTGCACGGCGTTCACCTGCAAGGTTTTGAGTTCGGGCCGTTCACGATCCAGGGGCCAGCGTCGCAGGGTGACACCGTGCTGCTGCTCGTGTCTGATCAATGCGTCGAGCGCTGGCTTGCTGATGGGGTGATTGCCGATGCCGACGTGGCCCGCCCCAACCGGCAGCTACAAAGCAGTATCGCTATTCCCGTAGGGTCTCCGCAGTCGCCATCCGCGACGGGTGGTAACCTTGTGGTTGGGCTTCCGTCCGGTGCGCATCTGGAGATTACGCCAGCGGGCGCGATCACGCTTGGTGGCTTGCTTGGCTCGCTCGAAATCTCGGCGCTCGGTGCGGCCACGTTGGCGAGCGGGATTGGCTCGATCAAGCTGACCCCCACGGGTCAGGTCTCGATCGGCACCGTCGCTGCCGACCTGGTGGGCATTGTCGCCGACACGCTGACGCAGCTGGCGAACACATCCGCTCCAATCATCACATCGGAGCGCAACACGTATTCCGCGCTCGCCACGCTCGCCGCTACGCTGAGGACGGTGTGACGGATTTCTACCTTGATACTTTTACGGGCGATCTCGGCGTCAACGCAGGCGGCGACGACCTGCGCATCACCACGCCGACCGAGGAACTGGCACAGCGCGTCTACGCTGCGCTCGAGGTCCGCCGCGGTGAATGGGTGTTCGACACACGCTTAGGCCTCCCCTTCGAGCGGTTTTGGCAGCGCCCTGCCGTGCTCGCAGAGGTCGAGGCAGAAGTGGAGCGGGCGCTGCTTGCCGTCGATGGCGTCGTTGCCGTGACGGTAACGGCGAGTTCGCTGAACCGATCGACGCGAGCAATCAACATCACGCTACAGGTCAAGGACACTGCGGGAACGATCGCACTGAACGGCGCCACGGTTGGTGGCCAGATCGGACTAGACTGGACCGACGCGGGAGGCTGGTAGGGTGACAGCGAGCATCAGCAAGGATACGCAGGTTGTTTCGCGCGGAACGGGCCTGCTCCCGTGGGCTTTCAGCAAGGCCCGCGTTGTCGCCCTGCTCTCAGCAGTGCTCGACAACGTTCAGGCGGCGGAAGACGAGATCGCGTGGTTGATCGATACGCTCGACTTGGAGACCGCGGACGGCGCAAAGCTCGACCTTATTGGCCGACGCGTCAAAGAGGCGCGTGACGGTCGCGCCGACGCGGTGTATCGCAACTTCATCAAAGTTCGCATCTTGCGCAATCGTTCGGTTGGTGAGGGATGGCGCGTCGCCAAGATTGCGCGGCTCATGCTTGGCGGAACCACTGTAAGCCGCAGACGCGCCGCGCCGCGATACTTCGAGGCTACGGTGAAGGTCGCCGCGCACAACGACTTTGCCACCCGGGCCGCTGCTGCTTCAGCCGCATTCGAAGCGGCCACGACCGACGCGATCGTGAACATCATCGAGCGAAAAGAGACCGGCTATTTCGGCTGGGACGAAGACGGCGACGCTAGCGGCTGGGACACCGGTATCTGGGCGGAGCTCTGCTAGGAGACACGTATGGCGACCAACTACGGATTCACGGCGAACGGATGGGTGACGCCCACATGGGGCCAGCTTCGGGCGGAGGCCGTCGGCTACGTGCAGGACCGGTTCGGCGCTGGATACCGCACGGACCGCGAGAGTGTGCTTGGCAAGGTCGTTGATCTCGGCGTTTACATGACGCGCGGGGTGATGGAGGCCGTGGGCACATTGCAGGCGCAGCTTGACCCGTCGCAAGCTACGGGCTCCTACTTGGACATCGCGGGCACGCTGTCGGGCGTCACCCGCTTGCAGGCAACCGCGAGCGTGGTCGATGTTCGGTTCTTCGCGCCCGTCGCGCACACCGTGCCAGCAGGAACCACGCTTCGCCTCGTTGGAGGTGACGGGCTGACATGGACCACGGATGCAGCAGGGACCGTAGCGAGCGGCGAGACATCCGTTGTGATTCGCGCCACCGCCTCGACGACCGGCCCTCGTGCTGTAACCGCGCTCGACCCCTTTGAGTTCGTCGCGACCTATGTGGGCTACGAAGACGTGACCAACATCGAGGCCGCCTACGACTCCGCCACGGGCCGCAGCGTTGAGACCGACGAAGCCTACCGCGTGCGCGTGAGCGTCTTCGGTACTCCCGGTCCCACGCCCAACGGCATTAAAGCCGCGCTGCTCGGTGTAAGCGGCGTGGAAAACGTCACTGTCACGATCAACCGTGGCGAGACTACGGACATCGGCGGGCGACCTCCCGGCGCTTTCGAGGCCGTCGTCTGGCCGGAGTCATCGACGCTCGAAGACGGCGTTGCCGAAGCGTTGTGGCAGAACTCGTCAGCAACCGGCGCGGGCTCCTACGGTGCGGTGACGCGCACTGTCACCGATAGCGACGACGTTAGCGTAGACGTGTCTTGGACGTGGGGCGCGGAGGTTGGCATTGACTACACCGCGGCGGTCGTTCGCGAGTCGAGCGCTCCGGCTGACTGGTCCGATCAGATCAAGGCGGCGGTGAAGACGTACCTCGACAGCCTCGACCCCGGCGACGACGTGGTGTGGCTTAAGGTCGCCGCGGCGGTGTCCGATTTCTCATGGGTGACGAGCGCAACGGTAACAATTCGCCGCGACTCCAACGCCTACGGAACGACTGACGTGGCCATCTCGGCGACGGAGATTGCGGCGGTCGGCTCCACGGTCAGCGTTTCATAGGTCGTCGCACCGAACGTCTCGCGGTACTCCAGCCGTAACCCCCATCGCTCCCGCGCTTCGGCGTAGAACGCGATGGGGTCGCCCTCCCAGGCCGGACGCGCGCCGACGGCGACCACGTAGACGGGGAGCGTGACGGACTCTGATGACAGCACGCTTGCGGCGATTTCCGCCCCGCACACCGTCTCGGGGTTCGCGAGTTCTGTTGCAACCCCCGCCGCTTTGAGCTGCGCGGATGTCTGCGACCATCGGTCCACTTCCGTCGCGTCCTCCGGCGCAATGACGCCTATGACCACCTCGCCATTGGGTGGCTCGCACCGGGTTGTTGGATCGGTGCCGCAAGCGGCGAGCAGGGTGAACGCGAGGAAGTAGCGCAACGGGTCTCCGTGGTTGAGTCAAGAAGATCGTCACGCTCGAAGCGGTGTCAAGCCACCACCCGTTCCGCCCGAATCGGCGCGCCGCGTACCGTTGCAGCATCAATCCCCGATGTGGTGACGACGTGGCGCGACCAGTAGAGCCAACAATCAGCCTCCCGACGTGGGCAACGGGCGGCACGCTTGTGCCCGCAGGCTCGCTTCCTGCCTCAGACACCGATGTTGTTGAGCCGGCTTCTGCTGAGCGCACGGACGGATGGACACCAGGCGTTCCAGCGCGACAGAAGTTCAACCACCTGCTCCGCTCCGCCGGGGAGTGGATAACGTGGGCGCGTGACGCCATCCGCAACACCCCTGGCACTTTCCCTCTCGTTTCTGGCGCGATCGCTCGCTTGTCGGCGGGCGATGTCGCGGTGGTCGA